AACCAAAAGGAAGCAGGTCAGGCGGTTGACAACTTCATGGAATCCATCGAAGGTCTAGCCAAGCTGAAGAAGAAACGTATACCTGAGATCGCTAGTCGTGGTTGGTTTAAGGGTCTTGATGGACGCAAGGTAAAGGTACCTAGTGCGCACAAAACTTTGGCAGGTATGCTACAGAATGGTGAGTCTGTCATCATGAAACACGCTGCATTGCAGTGGGTCCATCGTGCGAAGCGACAGTGGATTGACTTCCGCTTGGTCACTTGGCCTCATGATGAATGGCAGACAGAAGTAACAGGAGAATACAAAGACGCAGAACTACTAGGTGAAATACAACGTCAGTCTATTGTCGATACAGGTAAGAACTTCGACATGATCTGCCCACTAGCAGGGTCAACTGACATAGGTAAGAACTGGAGAGACACACATTGATTTGGGTTTTTGCACTATCACCTATCATTTTTGTCTTGACAAATACACTAATTGTTGCTATATGCAATAGATACGCAGCCAGTAAAGGAGAATGAATTGGCTTACATCGAAGTAAAAACTACAGGTCCTATCGAATGGGCAAAGGTATTCGAAACAACACGTGACATGGAAGGTTACGAAGGTTCCTATGTGGATTGCATGGGCGCATACACTGTAAACCAAATCCTTGACAAGGACGAGTTTGACAAACTCAAGAAAGCCAAGTCACAAAAGAAACCTAACCAACGTCGCTTGATTGAAAGCGGTGAGGTCATGGTCAAGTTCGAACGTAAGCACTTGGTTGTTACCAAGGACGGACGTGAGATTCCACAAGCAGGTGGTGCACCTAAAGTAACAGACTCAGACGGTCAAGTCTGGGACCCTGATATCAACGGTGGTATCGGTAACGGTTCAGTCGCAGAGGTGACTAACCTTATCTCAACCTTCAAAGGACAAGACGGTAAGGAATATGCTCGTACCAGTTTAGTCGCAGTCAAGATTCTAGAACACGTTCCATTGCCTGAACGTGACGATGAAGAAGCTGCGTAGGTTTCCTCGCCAACTGGCAGGGCTTCGGCCCTGTCCTTTTTATAGGATGGTACATTGAAACGATATGCTGTAATGATTGATGTAGATGGTGACCTGATGTTTGTGTCTAACAACAATCCATTTACTTCACAGGACAACGATCCAAAACAGTTTGACACAATAGAAGAAGCGGCTGAGGAAGCTGATAACTGGAACACAGGAATGGTAGTGGAGTTATCGTATGATAGAAGTAACTTACATTGATCACATGGGCAGCGACTTGTCAGTCGTGAACGCAGCACGTGTATCGTTCAACAAGAAGTCTGACTGGTTACCTCGTGTACACAATGGTGAGAAAAAAGTACTGTCACAGAAAGACATCAAGCTGATTCGTTACTTGGCTAACCACAAACACACATCACCTTTCGGTCATGCCTTTGCATCATTTCATGTCAAGGCACCACTCTTTGTTGCACGTCAGTTAGTCAAGCATAAGTTCCTACGTTGGAATGAAATCAGCAGACGTTACGTTGACAGTGAACCAGAGTTCTACATTCCTGATGTATGGCGAGGACGTGCTGACAATGTGAAGCAGGGCAGTGATGGCACTGTAGAGTTTGAGGATCATTACGAAGAAGAGATGTTTCTAGACAAATCATACTACGACTATCTGTTAGATTGTGGTGTCTGCCCAGAGCAAGCACGTATGGTACTGCCACAGTCAATGATGACAGAGTGGTACTGGTCAGGTAGCTTGGATGCATTCGCTGACATGTGTCGTCTACGTGGTATGCCTGACACACAACAAGAGTCACGTGAGGTAGCCGCATACATCAGTGACAAGATGATGACTTTGTTTCCTGTATCATGGACAGCACTGAGAGGTTACGGACAATGAGTGAGATAAAGGTTATAGCCCTAGAAGAACGTGAAGATGGATCAGCACTTGTCAAACTAGACATGGATGATGCGACATTTGGAGCTATCTTTAATTTTGGTTTTGTAGAAATGTTACGTAAGGGTATGGAAGTTGAGTTAGATCGAACCAATATAACACCTATGACAGAAGAGGAACGTCAACGTGCCAGAGAAAAAGACGAAGCAAACAAAGCCTAAGATTCTTATTGACGGTGACATCTTTGCTTACCGTGCTGCATTCTCTTGTGAGGATCAGGACGTTGAGGATGCACTAGACAAGGTCGATGACAAACTTCAATGGGCTATCTATGCTTGTGCTCTTGAGTATGACGTAGAGGACTATGAAGTATTCCTTACTGGCAAGGGTAACTTTCGCTATGACATTGCCACCACAGCAGAGTACAAAGGTAACCGCAAGGACGTAGAGAAACCTGAACACCTTGCCGCTATCCGTCAACACATGATTGATAATTGGGAAGCTGTTGTGTCTAAAGGTGAAGAGGCAGACGACTTGATTGCAATAGCTGCAACTGAGATTGGACCTGAAGCTATCGTTGTCACAGTTGACAAAGACATGCAGCAATTACCTTGTCGTCACTACAATCCAGTCAAAGGCGAGCACAGTGTTGTATCAGAGTACGAAGGTACCAAGTTCTTCTACAAGCAGATACTGACAGGTGACCGTGCCGATAACATCGTGGGTCTGTACCGTGTAGGTCCTGCCAAGGCAGAGAAGATGGTCACTGATTGTGAGACAGAGGCTGACTTCTACGAGGTATGTCTAAGAGAGTATGGCGGTGAAGAAGACCGTGTCATTGAGAATGCTAGACTATTATGGTTACGACGATATCCAAATCAACTATGGGAACCACCGCAATGCGTTACAGATCAGGCTTAGAGAAACGTACAGCAAAGTTTCTACAGAAACACAAGGTCAAGTTCAAATACGAGACACTAAAGATTCCGTGGCAACCTGCAGTTAAGACATACACACCAGACTTCATCCTACCTAATGGTATCATAGTAGAAACAAAAGGGCGGTTTCTTCCGTCAGATAGAATGAAACACCTAAAGATAAAAGAGCAACATCCAGAATACGACATCAGGTTTGTCTTCAGTAACCCTAGTGCTAAGTTACTAAAGGGTTCTAAGACTACATACGCAGACTGGTGTGAGAAGCATGGCTTCCTGTACGCTAAGGAAACTATTCCTTTCTCATGGATTAAGGAGAAAAGGTCTTGACAATGCTTACTGTAGAAGCTAAACTAACAGTTCTGGCCGAAGACTTCGACACAGATTACGTGTTAGAGAACGCAGACATTACCAAGTATCATGTCTTCAAGATGTTATACGAGGAAGGTTTGCTAAACCTGAACGACTTTATTGATACAGCTAACGAAGAAGAAGAAATAGAAAGTTGGGAAGAATGATTAACGAAACAGACTTAGACGCATGGGAATACTATAACAGTAAAACCCTAAACGATTACCAAGTGGAAGCTATAAAGACAAAGGCTTATCCAGATGATAAACGTATCATCTATCCTGTCGGTCTTCTAACAGAAGAAGCTGGTGAAGTTGCAGGTAAACTTAATAAGTATCACCGTGACGGTATCTTCGACAAGGAAGGTATGATTAAAGAAATGGGAGATGTCATGTGGGCATTAGCCGCACTAGCATCTGATCTTAACATCAAACTAGAAGAGGTTGCGGATCGTAACATCAAGAAGCTACGTGATCGTCAACGTCGAGGTAAGATTGCAGGATCAGGAGATACACGGTGAGTACATGGCACTACCAACTAATCAAACACATCTATCCTAAAGGTGATGTTATGTATAGTGTCCATGAGTATTACCCTGCTACAGACGAGGTAGGTGAGGCATGGACATTATTACCAATAGGTTTGTCAGCCGACAATGAAGAAGATGTCATATGGGTATTGGAAGCAGTGTTGAAAGACATCAAGAAGTATGGCGTAAAAGAGGTAGAGCATGACGGCTATGGTGTTGTTCATGCGGAGAATACAAGGGTTAAACCCTGCGCAATGTGCAAAGGAGATAGAAATGAGTAATGTTATTCAAAAATATGTTAAACTAGGTGTTCTCAACTATATCGAACACGAGACTCCTCGTCACTATTTCTTATGGGATGGAATCATGGAAGAGGAGCCAAGCAGAGTTCATAGT